GGCTAACTTACAAGAAGTTAGCTGTTCCAACCGCCCCACTCCAATAGGACACCCGCCGTGTGTTCGTCAATGATCTATGTAACTACAGAGCGCTTTGTCAGCAGCTAGTAGGAGAGATCAAGATTGAGAACATACGCGGGTGTCTGGGCGGTAAGGGAGGGGTTGTTAGTATACGATTACCATACAATGGGTATGATGATGCGTATAGGTTATCGGGTTGTCTCTGTAATTCTATTCTTGCTCTTGAGTTAAGAATGTTTGTTCCAGCCATCGATGCACGCGAATGCGTCGAGGCTAACAGAGATGACCCGCTTTGGTTAGAGCTATCTCGATTTGTCAAAAAGCTATCACGATGTGTTTCCACCATACCACCAATGAGTAACGATGAGTTTTTATCAACAGCTGTTGGACCCCAGAAAACAGCCTGGCGACGAGCAATCGAAGCAGACTTGCGTTACAAGAAAAAGTGGATGGTGTATGATGCTTTTGTCAAGGTCGAAAAATATAGCTTTCATGATAAGAAATTGCGAATACCCAGGTTAATTTGCCCACCATCCGACCATGCAAAGGTCGTGATGGGGAGACATATCAAACCTATTGAGCGAGCAATGAAAGAGATCGTTGGACCCGGTAATAGATTTCCTTTCATGGCTAAGGGTATGAGTTCTGGTGAATTGGCCACTCGTTTCAAGGATATGGCTGCTACTTTTAGAAATCACGTTTTTATAAGTATAGACATGTCTAAGTGTGATTCGACTATTGGTAAGGAACTCAAACACATTGAAAATTCGTTTTTCATCAACAGATGTGCTGAGCCTGATTTTAGAAAGTGCATGATTTCCGGAAGTAAGGAAACCATGCGCATCCGATTGGGCAAAGGTAATAAGGGTAAGACGTTTAGGGTGCCCCAAATGCGGGCGTCTGGCACAGCTCACACAGGTGCCGGAAATACCCTATTGGTCTACGCCACCACACGTGTGTTGTTGGGGCAAATTAAAAACGAAATATTTTCAAATGGTGACGACACAATTATTATCGTGGAGGAAAAAGACTCTCAATCTGTCATTAATATGATTGAGAGCGGTGGGTACAACATATTTGGATTTAATGTTAGGATCGAGCAAGTCACAAACGTAATCACGGATGTCTTTTGGTGCCAGTGCTATTACACTGAGAGACCCGAAGGTCCGGTCTGGATACGCGATCATAAAAAGGTCATGCAAACAATTCTAACAAATGAAAACTATGCTTCACCTGTCTGGTTGTCATATTTATCCACCATAGCCATGGGGGAGGGGTCAACCAACCCTGGACAACCAATAGTCGCTCCTCTAGTTAGGGACATTCTATCGATGAATGTCAAGAGGAAAAGACTACCCAACCAAAACCAAACAACCCGGCGCTGGGAGGCAGAAGGATGCCCCAGCGTTGATAAGCTAGACCTAGTTGTAACAGATGTTGATAGAGATGTATTCTACAAGCGTTATGGGATATCGCCTGCAGACCAGATACAAATTGAAAACAAAAATACACTAGCGTTGAGGGGGCTTAGGGACGTACCAGTTGTTGAAAAACACTGGTACAAGCGGATACACCCGCTCGGCTAGGGTCGCCAAGTACGTTCATTGTTCGCCTCTCGACAATGATCGGTAAGGTTAGAGAGGTATTGGGTCATGTGCTTACGGTCCAAAACGTTCCATTCTTAATGGGTAAATATTTACGTGCTAACCAAAATGCCGAC